TCAACTGCTTCTGCGACATCTTTAATATCGTTGTCGGGCCATTCAGGAAACGAAACGCTCCATCCATATTTAACTGCATCGGTTACTAGTTGTTCTCCACTTTGATCCTTGTCAGGAACAACTATAACTTCACGTTGTAGACTGTTAATAAGCATACTCTGTTGATCATTTACTTCATTACGTAATACTGCTACACCGCCTACACTAATAGCGTCAAACGGTCCTTCTACTACAATTACAAACTGTCTATCAAAGCCTTGACCATCTAAGTTAAACACATAGCCTGGTTGACTGTCTGTGATGTATTTAGGTGAGCCGTTGCCTAGTTTACGAGCAGTGTATCCGACTATGTCCCCTTGATAATAAAATGGAACTATCAGCCTTGACTTGTATGAGCCTTCACAGGTCCACATAAAGTCGTAGTCCTCAATATCAAGGCCACGATCGTTAACTATATACTCAACGGCTCGAATGAACTCTGGATCTAATCCATCTGGTTCGAGTGCTTTCCAATCATGCCACTCCATTATAGGTTTAGCACCAACTGGCAGTTCTTTCTTTTCAAAAACAGGCAACTGTATAGTAGGTGTTCCACCGTCTATGACGTGCTCCTCTTTTATACGTAGTGCCTCCAAAGCAATTTTGGTTATCTCTGAATTTGGCATTCCAAACCATCCAAGTAGTTTCTTCATCTTGTAGGATAAGTTTCTACCCGGAATGAATGATGCTGTATAGCCACAGTTAAAACAATGATAACTCACTGTACCGTCTCCATTAAACATTATTCCACCACGCTTACGTTTGTCTGTGCTTTCGCCGTTATGAACACAGCATGGAGCATCAAAAGAAATCCACCCACTAGGGGTTTGCTTTCTTTTTGCAGGCAAGGTAGTCGTAATGCTAGATTGTATCGAATTCATATTACTAGTTTAACTTCTAACTAGTACTTTGTCAAGTGTTCCGGTGTTCGAATTGTCAGGTAAATGCTTTATTTTGAAGTAATTATATACTCCTGTAACATTAGCATAGCCTATTGTGTCTTGGTTTGTTAAACTAATAGTATTCAAGTCTACCCAACTAGTATCAGCAGTAACTTGGCTGTCTAACGTTCCTTGTATTGTAACATCGCCAGTGTATGCATTACTATAGTGTGTAAACGTATGTATAGCATTGTTGCGTTTGTACTCTGCTTGTGCATCTACAATACTACTAAAGTATTCTGTAATCTGTCCGCCATATGTATAAAAATGTGATGTGGTAGGACGAGTAAACTCTGTGTTTGGTAATTCAACACTGTTTGTAAATGCAGGATATACATGGTCAACAATTTCTAAAGTACCAGCAACGCCGTAGTGTGTGTTCGCATAAGTTGCATGATTACCCGAACCGCCAATAGTTCTAGTAACACTAAACTTATAAAACTTGCTTACTAAAGACGCCGTATCGCTCTCTGTAAGCGTGATTGTAGCAACACCTTTTGTAGATGTTGTACTGCCGTCATCAAGTGTTGTACATGCTTTTTGTAGGTGTACAGCCCCGGTTTCTTTGTTCACTAAATTAAACGTTAGTGTTTCGCCATTGATGTCTAACGGCTTCTGGTCTTGGTTTTTAACGGTAAATTTAATGGTGTTCGTAACACCCTTAACTACCTGAATATCTTTCTGGTACATTGGCGTATATCCTTGTTTTACGGTCCCGTCCAAATCACTGAACAAGGTAAATCCGGTTTCATAAATATATATGGGTAACTTATGCATATTGAGTTCATCCTATAATACTATTTATTGGAAAGACATGACAACAGTACAAGAAGATTTACAAGAAAAGTTTCCGTTTTTAAGTTGTTTAAAACACGGTGATAATGAATACGTTGGTATAATCATTAACCAAGATTCGAGTGTTACAAGTATATATGATTATTCTACATGTAACAACGATGCACAAAAACTACGTCTACTAGAATGTGGCGATAGTTGGTGGTGGGAGTCTAATAGAAAAATACCAATCAACATCTTTATGAAACAAGATATGGCGCCGTTCAGAAGTCTTATTAAGACGTTTGCGACAAAAGATGTAGAATTATTATTTGGGCCTATGGTTAGATTAAATGATATAACTGAAAAGAGAATTAAAAGAAAAAGTATTCAGTTAATAAGAAAAATTAAATAGAATTTGTATTTTTATACTTTAACCAAGAAAAATAATCCACAACTAGAAACTGCAACAATATACCTAAAGGTGCTAACGTTCCTCCGAACAGTACCCACGGAAGAAAAAACATCCACAACAAAAGCCTAAACAGATACTTCATAACAAGTTCATTAGGTACAGCCCATGTCAACCATGGACCTGGATCTTTAATATTTTTTGGTCTATAATCTTCAAACTCATAATGCATTAGAACCTTCTTTCTCTTACACTAGCACAGTCTACACAAAGTTCTACACCAGGTACTAGTTGTTGTCTTGCTTTAGGTATTTCGTTACCACATTCAATACATTCTTCTAGACTTGGTTTTAGTTTTTGTTTGGCTAGTTTCTCCCTATGCTTCCTTATTACTGCTTCGTTCTCTAGTAATGCACTTACTTGTGCAATCTCTTGTTCTTCGTGTGTATCATTATTAAAAACAAACTGTTCTTCATTATTCATATATTTCTTCACAGATTAAATTCATATGTACCACAATCGCATGTGCGTAAGCAACTGCGTGTGCCTTCTTAAAGTAGTATTCATCCCCTGTTGGTTTTGTCCACACTTCGTTCATTATTGTTTGCCAGTCCTTGTTTGCTAGATGTCTCTTGGCTGGTCTTATTATTGCTAGTGTTGCCGCTAATTGTTCTACCGAGTTGGGTTTCAATACTTTCAATAGTTCGTTGTGCCCGTTTAGATGAAAGACTCTTTCGCTGAAGTCCTCGTGTTCCAGTAGTTCCCATAATGGTTCCTTCTCCATTAGTTTAAGTAAATGTTCTTCGTTCTTAACATGCTCGTATATATGAACATTAAGCATATCAACTTTAAAGTAACCTCGTTCATCTGCAACCTTATGATCTAAAGTACAGCGTTCAGTAAACGGATCTATAGGAGCATTGTGAAAATACACTCCTGTGTTGTGTTTCTTTAATTGATCTTTTTCGTTACGTGATGCTTTAATATGCTTAAACTTTGTTAGCACATTGTCACGATTAAAAAAGTCTAAATCAATATCAGGCATTTTTCTTTTGCTTTGCTTCGTACTCGTCTTTTAGTTTTTGTAAGTGTGGAGGCAAATCCCAGCCAAATACTGCCGCTAGTTGTCCGCCGCTGTTTTCCCAGTCTGAACTTTTAATACCTTTTTTCATACCAAATCCTAATCCGCCTTTTGTTTTATTGTGTATCTCTGGATCATATTGTGAATGATCCGAATACTTGTTACTCTGTTTTTTCATAAGCCTGTCTGTCATTTGCGATATCTCTTGCTAGTGCTTGGATATCCTGAATAAGTTCATCTATTTGATGTTCTTGTTCATTGGTTCTATTCCTTTTTGGAATATCATATTTAAGTCTACGTAAGTTCATAGATTTACTATACATTACGTTTACTTTATCACATAGTTGACTGATCTTGTGTAGCATCAGTAACCTCCTCTTCCTCTATAACATCTACATTATATACTGGAAATCCACTTCTGTCAAATGTTCTTTTGTCATCTGTAACATAAATGTGTGATTTAAAATTGCCATCTTTGCCTTCAACTACTATACTCTTTTGTGTGATTGATCCTTTGTATTCTGTACCGTCTTTTTGGATCAAACGTAGTCTTAGATGTCCTCCTCCATATATGCGATCAATTGGTTCTCCGTTACGCACATTACTTACTATACGCCATTCGCCGTTTTGTTCTTCAGTCAATTTGAGCCTCCTTAATAATTTCTTTAGTTAGTTCTACATCAACAGGTTTTGCTTTAAACTGTCTTGTCCAAAAAGGAACATCTAATGCTGGCTCAACTATTGCTAGTTGTTCGTCATTAAAGTTTTGCAACATTGTTTGTCCTGTTTTTGAATTCAATAAGATCCAAGGACTAATTAGTCCGTTTCTAATATCACTTACAGCACGATTAATACCGCAATATCTAAAGTAATCATTATACTGTGCATCTTGTTTATCTGCCCATTCCATCATTGTTTTTACACTGCGTTCAAGTGCAGATTCAGTTGGCTCTATCTTAATCATTTCAAACAAGTACTTGTCATACAGTTCGTCACGACACCAATGATCTAATTTTACATTTGATTTAATAACAAAGTCAATAAACTTTTCTGGATACAACGGATTAATGTTTGTGGTAAAACTACCAAACTTTACAAATGCATTATAGTAACTGCTTTTGCAAAACTCTGCATATGTTTTCTCTTTGCTTCGTTGTACCATTACATAAAACTTATTAAATGCTAAGAATCCTACTTGTACACGCTTCTCGTCTTTTTGTAAGTATCGACGTTTAGGCTCACACATATGCGCCATCAGAGTTTTTTCTTTTTGAAAACTCTTACCACAGTGTACACATTTAAATTCTTTATTTTGCATTTGGATCATGGTCTTTAATGTATTGGCTTTGTTCCTTCTTTGACATAATACTTGATAATAGTTCTGCATCATCTAACTTCATATTTGGATTTTTATCTAACAACGTTTGTGTAAATTTGTTCTTTGCTTGTTTCTTAGGAGCCGCTTGGTATGTATGAAAGAAGTTTTCATATGCTCCGCACATTGCCATTAGTTTCCATAACAAGCCTTTATGATTCTTACTCAATGACCAATGATGTTTATTAACAAATTCGTTACACATTTCTAAATAATGTTCTTGAAAAAATCTATCACCTTTAACACTACTTACATAACGCATAGCAATAAATGGAGCAAACAACTTTTTATCGTCATCGCTGAGTCTATTATACCATTCTTTGTCACGACGGTCAACTGCACCTAGCATTGCTTTTAAATCTAAAAACTTTTTCTTCTGTGCCATTAATCTTCCTCTATGCTTATGTTGTATACTAGTTTAACTTCTTTTAATAAATTTTGCAAGGTTTTATTTCCTTCTTCAGCCATTGATTGTATCAATTCAAAGTCGTGCCATTGTATATACCAATCAGGATATTTTGGTTCTTCTATACAAATACGCTCACCTGAATCTGTATCTCGTTCGTACACAGTTTTTCCTCCGTCCGGTGATTCGTATATCTTTACCATTTAATCCTTTAATAATCTTTTCTTCATATCCCTATAAGCATTTACAAATTTACTTTTTATATTAAGTTCATTCATTCTATAAACTTCTTTTAGTTCATCTGTATTTTCGCTTACGTTAAGTTTCCAGTCATCTCTTTTAACCGGCATGTACATACACAACGGTGTTCCTCTTTCTAGTGTGTATCTACCATAACCTTTCATAGCCATTTGCTGATTCATTGCATGATGTATATCACTGTATATTGCACCCGGTAACACATCAAATGGTTGATCGTAGTGATAAAACATTGGTAGTTGAAGTACATTATATCCAGGCGGTGTCTTTACTTTCCATGGACAAACTGCCTTTAATATAAACTTATAGTCTGTGTTTGCATGTTCTAAAAACTGATTTTTATGATGTCCTTCGAATATAAATTCTGGATTACTTGCTTTGTATCTAAAGCCTTGTTCCTGTATTTCAACTTCTAAGTCACACCATAAAGGTACAACAAATGCATTAGCAAACATGTCAACTATAGCAGGGCATCTTTTAAATGTTCCTTGGTCTTCTACACGAGGATCACCAACTCCACTAAACTGAGGCATGCTTTTAAACCAACTAGGTAGATATTCGTTAGCACGTTTAATAGGTACTATCTTTTCTACTCCGTCAACTACACTCCAAAAAGTGATTTCAGTATCATTGTTGGTTTTAAAATTTAACATTACTTAATTTGTGTACCTACTGTTCGTCTTACAATGTCATCGTGATTAAACTCTGCCCAATACAATTCAAATGCAACACCATCTTCTAAGCCTTCAAACTGATGTATCTTACCTGGCTTCACTTGTGTAAATTGTCCTGCTTCAAGAATAGTTTCATCAACTAGTCCTTCTTGATCAGCATCTTGCCATACACGCACAATCATCTTTCCTGACTCTACATAGAAGCCATTCCACTTGTAACGATGCTCATGTTCTGAACATTTGAATCCTGCTTTGTATTCAATACGGTGAAACTCTAGTACACCGTTTGCGTGAATCAATTCTGTTTGACCCCAAATTTTTCCTGCTTTCATAGTCATATAGTCCTTTCTCCTTATTACCAGACTAAACTAAAATCAATTAGTTCGCTTTGTCTACTTACTTCCTTTACAAAAAAAGCACAATTTGGATCTTTCTTTTTTTGTATTGGTGTTGTTAATAACTGTCCATTTTTAAGTTTTGGAAAATAAAACTTTACATCTTGATAAACGTTAATAACGTCTACTGGAAGAAAATTAGGACGGTTACTTGTTAGTGGGTTAAAGCAAAACGCTTCAAATCCTCTATCATTTAAACTTGTTAACGGAAGTACTTCTAAGTCACCCACTTCTGAGTTACCTACTACCATACTCCATTCTAATGGCATCTGTACTTGATGTTCTCCTATCTGTAATACTACAGCCGGTGAACTAAAACTTTCTAAATAAATTAAAGGTACAAAAAAGTAATCTGGATCTTTAGGATCTGAATTATCTAATACACTATACCTAATGTCTTTGTCTATTTCTTTAGGCAAAGTATTTAGATCAAAGTATTCGTTATCTAATGTTAATATTTGCATTTGTTCTCCTAGTCAATGGCTATCTTTTCGATTGTGAAAGGATAGTTTGCTTCTTTATAATATTTTTTTCTTTGTGTTAGGTGTCGCTTCGCAAATTTACATCTGCTTGTTATATCCCAAATTTGGACGAAATCTTTGTCTTCTGCCTTTCTAACGCCTCTGCCAATAGACTGAATGACGCGAACAAAAGACTTACCAGGCTCAATAAGAACCAAGTTAAAAATGCGAGGGATATTAATACCAACCGCGGCAACTCCATAAGTAGCAATAATGATTTTATTAGTACTGTCTTTAATAGAATCATAGTGTTCCTTTCTTTCGGTTCCTTTAGTTTCTCCAGAAACAAACACGGAACCTTCTAGTCGTTCTTCAAGCATTTTACCTGCTGATATACGATCAACTAAAATTAATGTATTGCCGGAGTCTTTTACTTTGTTTAATAGTTTTGCCATCCAATCAATTCGATGTTCACTAGTAACCAAATATTTTAATTCTTCTTGATAGTTTCCAAATGCTTGTGTGTCATCTGTTTGTACAATGTTTACATGACACTGTGCTAGTACGCCTTTTTGTTGTAAGTCGTGTGCTGATATATGATTAATAACTTCGCCTAGACTTGCTCTAATACCTTGAAACTCAAACTGTTCTTTTGGTACTGTTCCAGTTAAGCCCCAACGTATAGGAACATGTGCAAAGTTTTGCGTAAGCAAATTCTTAAGAACTTCTGCTTTTGCTTGATGTACTTCGTCAACTATAACACATCTTACGTCTTGTAAAAATTCTGTTAGTGTAAGTTTTGCTTCATGGTTCTTTGACTTCTTATCCAATACATTAAGACTTTGCCATGTAATAATAGTGTGCTTATGACCTAGTTCTTTTCTATCACCAAAGTATACACCTACATCTAACCCACAGTTAATATAGTCTTCTTCTGTTTGTGTAACAAGTGATTTGTTAGGAACAATAATAATACTGTTACCGTATGGCTCACATATGTTACTTAATGTTGCAGTAATAATAGTTTTACCTGCACCAGTAGCAACTTCTTGTAATGCTTGTGGATTGCTAATAAAGTTATTAATAACTTCTACTTGATAGTCACGTAGTACAATTGGTTGTCCTTCTGCTACATGTCCTACAGGCCATACTGCACCTTGGTCTTTCCAATAGTTTTCTGTAATATTTGTAAAGTTTAATTGTGTAGGATCTCTTTGATCTTCAACTTCGACATACCAACCTTTTTGTTCTAGTAACGGTAATGCATCTTCGAGCATACTAACATACGTAGTTCCACCTAGTCCAAAGAAACTAACTTTGCCATCCCAACGTCCTAACTTATATGCTGGCAGATAACGAGCATACGGAATGTCATACTTAAACTTGTTAGTCAATGTTTTACGCATTTCTAAATCAAGTCCTTCAAACTTAACGTTTACTTCGTCTTTAATTATTAATTTACATGTCGGCACAGTTGTCTACTCCACTTGGTTTGGAACTAGTATAATATATAACATTAGGTCTACTTTCTAACCAAGCCTGTGTTTTATAATGGCTAGGTTGTGTAGGAAGCAAACTAAAAACTAATTGCGGATCAATATCATTACTTAACAACGGCTTAGGAATTTTTTCGTTAATAATAAAAATTTTCTTACTAGGAGCAAAAGAGTTTACACCTTTGTTCTTAATAAATTTATTACCTTCAAAATAATCCTTGTTTTTAGTAAACCTAAACATAACACAGATGTCATCACCTGTATAACCATTATCAAATAAGTTGTCTACAACAGTTTGTAACTGTTCTATACTATTACTACTACACATAATTATACACTGATCTACAGTATTAAGCAATGAAAATATGTCCAAATAGGATATTAAGTTTGAATTAATAAACCATTTTTGACTGTCTCCTAATAGCATTTTATCCAAAGGTTTTTTTGGTTTCATACTTTCAACAACACTATCATCAAACACATTACACCCTAGTAACTTCGACTGCATTACTGCACGTCTTGGGTCGCTTATTTCAATTACATTATTGTTATAAACATATCCATTTGTTTCTTTAGTTAACATAGGATAATGATCTAAAGCATTCTTTTTAAGTTCAATAATACTTTCATAATCATCTTTTATTTTTTGATCTATATTAAAGTTCATTCCTTTAATTAGATTAACCATAAATTCAACGTTAGGCTCATTATAATCAAATGCCCATTCTTTAGATTCTGCTTGATATATTCCTTTATAGTAACTAGGCGTTTTTCTTTTTTTGACTTTGTTTACAATGTCAGCAATGAACGGACTTTTTAGTACAATATTTTCTCCGTCAATATATAAACTTTTAGTTCTATCAATAGTTCTAAAAGGCCATTTAAATGTTTGCTTATCGAGGATTGTTTCTGGGTCAAACCCAGTACGTGCTAATAGCGAACTATATTTTTTAACAATACGCAAGCCAATGTAACTTTGTTTTTGTGTAAATGCACTACCCGTACCTAGTTGTTTACCTAAACTTTTTACAATAGCATAGTCATATTGATCAATAGATACTTCATCACCAAAAATGTAATTACCTTCTCCAGAAAGATACATGATACATTCTTCGATATTCTGATCGGTGGCTGGTATAGATTCACCCATATTCATTCTAATCCTCAAGTTATGTAAGTATTATAACACGATTATGTGTTTTGAGCAAGAACTAATTTCTCTAATCTAGGAAGTAATCTTACCAATGGCAAGCCATCTGCTATTTCGTCTATAAAATATTCAGTATATAATAAGTTATTAAACCAAACTGAACGATCAGGCTGGTATAGACTTTCGATCCTACTGTAGTCTTTATTTGATACATCATATGCTAAACTTTCTTTTCCTACAAATACAGGAACACCTGCTACAACTGCTTGAAGTCCAGGATTGCTACTATGACTAATAACACAGTGGGCACCTTCTAAAGCCGCATCGAAATCAAATTCGTCATACGTTTGTTGGTATCGTTTTGGATATTGTAAATCTATATTTTTGTAATTAAAGTTAAGTTGTCGAATAGTACTAGGATCAATTGGACTACGAGGGTGTGGTCTTATTTTTATATCTCTACTAGAATGTTTTCTTATTTGTTTGATCTGTTCTTCTAGCCATTGGTCAACTGGAGGCATAGATCGCCACTGATGACTTTTGTTGTGTTGTGTACATATTAATATGTATTTGTTATTTGCTGTTTCTCTCCATGGTTGTAAGTCTAAGTCAAACTTCTTTTGTCTAAACTTACTAGCATTTCTCAACCAGTTGTTAACACTGCTTTTAGACCCTTCGCCGAAGTATGCTTCTCTATTAATACCGTCAATAGCAACTTTCCAACTTTGATTACGTAATAGTCCGCCAACTTCTAATACAATTATAGGTTTGTTATTTGCCTTACAATGATCCCATACTTCTTTGTTTCTAGCCATACGACCATTCCACAACACTGACCATATAACAGCAACATTGCACATATTGATATTCTTAGTCCACGGAACTCCTGCTTTGTCAAGACTAGATTGAAAGGCCCCAAACACAGGTACTGAATTCATTGCACCAAACTCATTAAACATTCCGAAGATCATTTGTCACTTATCCTATTAAACTAAATATACGCATATAATGTTATTTATGGAGTTTATATATGTCACGCAAATTTGCTGTATTAACAACCTTTAATCAAAAAGGTTTACAACTGTATGGTCAACGAATGATCAATAGTTTTGATGATCGAATGCCTATTGATATTGATTTATACATTTATGCAGAAAGATGCTTACCAATAAATCGTAAAACAAAAAGAATTATTAATATATTAGATCACGAAAAAACTTTACCTGAAATGGTTGCTTTTAAAAAGAAATATATTGGAGATCCTAGAGCAACAGGGCAAGGTCCTGATGGTAAAAGACTAGACGCTAAAAAAGCATTTAAGTGGGACGCTATTAAGTTTTGTAATAAAGTTTATGCAGTATGTGATGCCGCAAGACGAGCAAAGGAAGACGGTGTAGATGTTTTATTATGGATGGATGCAGACAGTTATGTACACACTCCGATGCCTTTAAACTTTTTAGAAAAGTTTGTTCCTGAGCATGTGTTTACTTGTTTCTTAGGTAGAGGACCAAAATATACTGAGTGTGGTTGGTACACATTAAACTTAAATCATGAACATTGTGATAAGTTTATAGACGAGTTTCAACGTATGTATGACGATGCTGAAAACGGTATCTTTAAAGAAAAAGAATGGCATGACAGTTACATTTATGATGTAGTTAGACGCTGGCACGAAACTACATACAACGTAACAAACAAAGACATATCGAGCGGAATACAAGGAGAAGGTCATCCGCTTATTAACAGTGAACTAGGACAATTTTTTGATCACATGAAAGGCGATGATCGCAAACGTCAAGGTCAGAGCAAACGCAAAGATTTAAAAATACAAAGACATGAAGATTACTGGAAGAGCGTAAGATGAAGCAACCTTACTTAGAGGCTTTCTATCAAATATTTGACAAGTACAAGCCTGTAACTATAGGAGAAATAGGAACACATGATGGGCGTACTGGTGCTCAGTTTTGTAAGTATTGTTTACAATATGCTAACAATATAAGTTATACTGGATATGATATATTTGATTTAGACACCGACGAAGACTTTCAACGTAAAGAATTTAATGGCAAAGGACCAGGGCGACATTGGGTCGCTGAAAAAGGATTTAATAAAGTGCGTAGTCGCAATTCAAAATTTAAATACAATCTTGTACAAGGGTTTACAAATGAAACACTTACAAAAACAAAATTTGATTTTGTCTTTATAGATGGCGGACATTCATATGAAACAGTTAAACATGATTACAATATGGTAAGCGATAGCACAGTACTTGTGTTTGATGATTACTATCAAGACGATGTTAAAAAATTAGTAAACGAAGTAATACAAAATGAAAATATTCCGTTAGTGGATTGGGATACTGTATTAGATTCAACAGGTTTACGTGCGGCAGAATTGCCCAAGTTACCCGAAGTAGGTAAGCAACATAAACTTGCAATATTCAAGGAGTAGAAATGAAGAGCCCATTAATAGATAATTTTTATAGAATATTTGATGTAGTAAGGCCAACATCAGTATGTGAAATTGGAACACATGATGGTAAAAGTGCAACACAGATGTGTTTATATCTTTTACAAATGGGGTTAGAAGTAGACTATACAGGGTATGATTTATTTGAAGATGCAAATGAACAAACACATCGAATAGGAAAAAATGGCAAGGGAACAGGACGATTAAGTATTGCAACTGCTAAACTAAGAACACTACGAGAAAAATATCCTAACAAATTTAACTACAGATTAATACAAGGGGATAGTACTGCTACATTTACTACACCCCAAACATACGACTTTGCTTTTATAGATGGTGGACATAATTATGAAATAGTAAAACACGATTTTGAAATGCTTAAAGACACACCAGTAATTGTTTTTGATGATTATAATATTGATCTTGTAGCAAAAGCAGTTGACGAATTAGATAATGTTTATCAAATAGACACAAAATGCAAACGCAATAAACGTAAACAAGCAATAAGATTACACGACACTTCTCTTGTAAATCAATTTGCAGAAGGAGTCATAAAATGAGTTTACCAGAACACCTAGGCGGACATAAAAATATCACACATCTAGATGAAGGTGCATTAGATCATATGATGCGTATACTAAATGTAAAAAGTATGTTAGACATTGGATGTGGTCCAGGAGGCATGGTTAAGTTAGCAAAATCTAAAGGATTAGATGCATACGGTATCGACGGAGATTTTTCAGTTGAAAGAGATAAAGAAATTGAATCAAATATTAAAATACATGATTATGAAGTAGGTCCAAGTGACTTTGATAAACAAGTTGATTTAATTTGGTCTGTAGAATTTCTTGAACATGTATGGGAAAAGTATCAAAAAAATTACATGAAAGATTTTCAACGAGGTAAGTTTGTTATTGTAACTTATGCTCCTCCAGGCAAAGCAGGCCATCATCATGTAAATTGTAATACACAAGAATACTGGATAGACGTTTTTAAGAAGTATGGATTTTCATATGATGCTAACATGACAAGAATGATCCGTGAGGCTTCAACTATGGGAAGAATGAAACGTAATAAAAGTACTGGTGAAAAGTTTTGGTGGAAAGACTTTGTTAAGCAACACGGATTGTGTTTTGTTCGAAACTAGTTTGTTACAATAATACTAGTTTGACAGTGACTACTTCTAGATAAAATATCAAACGATCTGTTATATTTTTTAACCCATTGGCCTAGTGCTTTGTATTCATGCTCTTTCCAAGTAGTGAACCATTTTTTATTTGCCCATGGATAAAATTCATCAAACACTATTACTGTACCTTTGTTTATTTTTGAATTTAAGCAATCAAGTATTGTTTTAGCACTACTATATAAGTCACTGTCTACATGTAAAAAACTTATATTATCAAAGTTATTTGATTCTATAAAAGCAGGTAATGATGCATCAAACCAACCTTGAATTAGTTCAACATTCTTTTTTACTTTTGGAAACTTCTTCTTTCCATCAGGTCTACCAAAGTGTCCTGCTTCAATTGTTTTCTTTTTATTAAGTTGCCACTCTTCAGGTAGTCCTTCAAAACTATCAAAGCCGTATATAGTTTGATCGGGTAATGCTTTTGCAATATGATTTATTGTAGTTCCTCTACTAACTCCAAATTCTAACACAAGTCCATTAGTGTTGATGTGTGCAAGTGCATTATCTAAATTACTAAATCTTGCATCACCTTTCCAATGTAGTTCAGGATACTTTGATTCTACGACCATAGCACGATGAAACTGTTCGATATTATAATCTGTTGAATCCATTATACGTACTTTCTCATGTGTTCCCATGCTTCGCCTGATGTTAGTTCATCAAAGTTCCAATGACACATACTTAACTTTTGTAACCATAATTCTCTATCAAATACGTCTGGCATTTCAATATTTGCAATATCACTATTACAAACATCTTGTGCTTGGCAATCAATAGGATCATCTACAAATACAGGTATTCCTTCTATCGCACTTGCAACTGCCGGAGAACTATTATAAACTACTGTACACCAAGCATTGTTTAAGTCCATTTGTAAACTTCTATTAAGACGATCACTTATATGTACGTTATCAAGACCGTGTAGTTTATATGCTTTTTCTTTTGGATTTAAATACTTTCCTGCTCTACGATCACCTGGATGTCCTCTAATAATAATTGGACGATCACTAAACTGTCTAATACGAGTTATAACATCTCTTGCCCAGTCTTGGTTATCTAACCCCTTCATTGACCAACCGCCATTACGTTGCAAACAAATTAAAATATGATTACCTTGTGTTCTCCATTGTCTTGTACGTATACCTAAGTCTTGACTAACTTTAATCCAACGCTTTGGATCAGGATTATCTGAAAAATAATTTCCTGTAGTAGGAAATACACCATCCATACTATAACGCAAATAGCGTTTAGTATTTTGTTTATCTAAGTATAGAAATAAATTACTGTCTACAATAATAGTTTTACGATTACGCTTTGCTTGTTCATCTAATACTTGTTTGCGTAATTGTAAGTGCGGAGTATGTGGACTATCTTCATGTACATATCCTTGTAATACTGCAACATCACTAGGTGTGTAAAGACCGTCGTGTGCTATACCTATATCACCGTGTACTTGCACACCTTGTATAAAACGTTTAAGGACTTCTGGCTTTTCTGGATTCTTATTACTACCAGGTATACCTTTTAGGTAACTTACTACTTTCATTCTGTTGGCTCAGGCTTGCCACAAAGTTCAACAATTTTTGGCCATATATGTGTCCATGCTCTACCTTGTGCCATTTCTGCTCTGTCCCATTGACAATATGAAAGGTCATTAAACCATTGTTGAATTTCCTCGTTACTTGCTAGTGCAGGATTTTCAACTGCTTCTAACTGTTTACTAGATACATGATATGCAAAGTTTCCTTCATCTACTGCAATAGTAGGAATACCATATGCAATAGCATCAATAGCACTACCACTACTGTAAGTAATACAAGTTTTTGCTTCTTTTAAATCTTGTTGTAATGTTCTTTCAATTCCGTCACTCCATACTACGTTAGGATAGTTTTTAAATACTATTTTTCCTATATCACCAAAAAAGTTTTCATGTCCTTTTTCACTCATTGCAGGATGAAATCTAATTCTTATTTCACGTTTTGTAATACTTCTAAGTTCTTCTATTGTGTCTAATAACCATTCTCCGTGATTAGATCCACGTAGACTAGCATCGCCGGGTAACTGTGTAAGTATTAAAATATTACCGTCTTTGTTATCGATCCAGCCTTTCCATCTAATGTATAAGTCTCCAAATTTACTAAGTCTGTCACCGTTTGAATTTTCGTTATTAAACTCTCCAGAACCACTTAAAAATCCGTTAAGTCCAATTCTATACATATCATGATTGCTTTGCTTTACAATACTTCTAGCAAGTAAAGGAGTTTCAAGTATAATATAATTTTTACATTTTTCAATTACACTGTTTCTTACACGGTGATGTAAATTTTCTCTTTCTTTTGCACTACCAAATATAATACCAACGTCTGCTGTTTCGTCTGCAACTTCACCATAATCTAAACTAATCTCTACACCAATTTTACGTATTTCTTTGATATACTTTTGCATATTGAATTCTGTTAGTTCTTCTTTTACGTTTACACTTTGCGAAAAGTGTGTAACAAGACCGCGGTAGTATGCACGTAATACATCTTTTTCACCGTTGTTTTGTCCTGTTAACATGTAGACTTTAATTTTCATTCAATATTCTCCTTGCTGTTCCGTCATATAGTTCTTGTATATGATACTGTCCGTATGCTAGATGACATGCCCATTTATGAACTAAATCACTATCTGGATAGTATGGTGTTTCAATTTTAGTTATATCATTAGATGCTACAGGGGTACTAGCATTGGGTGCAAGTCCAAAAGCAGGTACTCCGTATAATACTGCTTCAGTTGCCGCAATGCTTTGTAGTGTAACAACAGCATGTGCATTATCTAATTCGTTGTATATAGTTTTAACAATACGCTCTGGACGACTCGCTTTTTCACGTACAACTATAGGACGATCAGTGTGTTCTTTTATTTTACTAATTGTTTGCTCACGCCATTCGTTCATATCAATATTATAAAACTTTGCAGGCTTTTCACTTGGCATAACAACAAGAATATTACGTCCGTCTTTTTTCCATTTTGGAATCTTGTATTGTAATTTTTCCCACCTATCGCTAGGTCTATCAATTATAGCATTGTGTTGTAGGTCATTCTTTACTACCCTATGAAACCATTTCCAACCATTAGGATTGATAGGAGATTTATAATTACCTAAGTATCCACTATCCATATAGTAAAAATCTCTTTTATCTTCCCAACATTTTTTCATAATTTTATGTTTTAATATACCACGTAGCACTATTGGTTGTGGTGCAGTTGTATCGTAATCAAATGTTTTATCCGATGTAGGTTTAGCATTACAACCTTCTGCAAACATATTAACGTATTCGTCTGTGCCGTTTTTACTTAAAAATATCATTTTGATAATCTTTCCAATATTCATGTTCTGACATACGTTGTTTAAATTCATTTAACAAGTTTGCATAACTGTCGTTTGTTTCTAAACGTTCTGTTGATAATAAACTTTCGTCAATTCTATTAGGATCATAAAAAAATATGTTTACACTATTACTGCTAATACTAAAAAATTTATATCCTATACTTTCAAAATAGTTTCTATATTTTTTATAACTTACACCATGCCATATTGTTTTACTATATTGATCACAATTTTCAATAAAGGGAAATGATCCTACAGCATCGTAACTAAATTTTCTATTAATCTCCGCACAAATAATACTAGGACGAAAGTTTAAATTAATTAAGTTAGTCATAACTTCGTAATCGTAACTGTCAATATCTAAACTAAACACATCTACATCTTTATCAAATACTTGTATAATTTCTTTACATTTATCAGGAGTAATACGTCCTCTGTGAAAAGTAACATTCTTATGCAGATTAATTTGTCGTTTCATATCAAATGCTGTACACTTGTATTTGTGATTTTGTACTAAATTTTGTGTACAATTAATTGATATACCTGTTGGACTTTTTACATCACTACCCCAACCAATTTCTACACATTTTTTAGTTGGCTTTTTAAGTGCTTTAACTAAATGTAAAATTATACCATCTTCATCTGATTGGCAATGGTGCCTTTCACTATAAGGTAATCTAAACTTCATTTCTTCCATGTCCTAAAATTATTTTCTAATTCTTTTAACTTGCCGTGTTTTTTATTTTTCTTTTCTTGTTTGTCAAGGTCTTTACGTTCTGCACCTGTAGTAATTTTTTCAATGTATTTGTCCATCTTAGGATCTTTCTTTCTTGCACCTTTAAAGTGTCTAAAATACTTGCCTAGTACAGTTTCTTTAAGTGGACTATGTGCAGTACGTTGAGGATGAAAGTCAATTACTTTTACTCCGTTGCTTATTGCATCAATTACACAATCAGCAAATACATATGCATCATTTGGCTTAGGAAATCTACTTCTATCATTAACGCTACGTGATAGATATATGTCTTCATATCTTTTTACAAATGTTTCAGCATAGTTGTGTTTTGTGTTAAACCAATATATACCTGTATCAGCATGTTGTATATTAGAACCAGCATACTTGCCTTTGTTCATTGTTACACCCATATATGCCGCAATATTATCTACAGGACATTGTTGCTCTAACCACTCTTGTGTTATATCTCTGTAAGTAACACTGTCTGCATCTAAGTATATAATTGTATCTGCATCAATGTTTCTACAAGCATGTACCCAACTAAATGCTTTGTACGCAAATCCTCTACTAAAGTGTGTTCCGATATAATCCAAGTATTCTTTTAAAGGCTGACCACATGCTTCATATACATCTAGTTCTTTAAGTTTAGGTGAATTTAAAGGTAGTTTCATATCTTCAGTGTAGCAATACAAAGGGATATTACTAGGCCAAAATTGTAGATAAGTTTCTACCATTTTGTTTGCCATTGAGTCATAATAGTCTTTATTAAATGTTGTTATACAAGCAAATTTACGCATTGTTATCTCCAAATACTAACGGTTTTAGGTGTGCCCAACTTTCGCCCCTTGCATGTTCTCTTTGTGTCCATTGAGTGTATGCAATATCATTACACCATTGTGTTCTATCTATATCGTAGTTTAAATTTTCTATATTTTCTAAACCTTGTTGTCTTATAGGCCAAATCATACTACCATCTTCAAATGCAAAAGTTGGAATACCTTCGCATATTGATTCTATTGAACTTAAACTATTATATGTAATTACGCAATGTGCGTCCTTAAGGTCTTGATATAGGCCGTCTGCTGTACAGTTATTATTTTCATCTGGCAAATAATTATGCATTGAATCTACATTTTCACTTACGCTTATATCTAAATCTGAATATCTTCTTTTAAGTTTAAGCGACATCTTTGTTCCTCGGCTTAAATTCCTAGGATGGGGTCTTAAAAGTATTGGTCGATCTGTATGCTTTTTAATCTCTAATATAATATATTCTACCCAATCGTAAAAACTATCATATTCTTTGTACAAATTTAAAAGGCTACTATCGCCTTCTTTTTGCCCCATAATAATAATTTTATCGCCACGACTTTTCCAGTCTTTTAATTTTATACCAGTTTCTTTTTGAAATTTATTCCAACGATCTGGTGGACTATTTTCATTACCAAAGTTGCCTTCAGTCCACTTATAACTTGTCCAGCCTAGTCTAGTCCAATTTAAATATCTTCTAAAACAAGGACTTTCATTAACTAAAAATGGCTTACCACTATCACGTATAAAACGGTACATAGGACCTTGCCACCCATTGTCAATTTTTGGTTTTAATAAATTTGTTTGTATATAAGCATCAGCATTGTGTGATACATCAATATTATCAATTATTTGAAAATTGTCACCGTGACGTGTCAACCCTTTTGATAGACAAATTTGTAATGTTTTTACTGATCCTTTGATTCCTACAAGGGAGACCATTTCGTACCTGTTTTATTTGCAGTTTCAATCCATAAGTTAGCATAGTCTACATCTTGTTTTCCTTTAAACCAGGGGCCACCTTCTGTAAAATGAATTGCTTTTGGTTTACCATCTTTTGGTTCTTTATACCAACCTTCTAGCCAATTCCATTCATGACTAACTTCACCAATCTCTTCATCCTTTAGCCAACTAAAACGGTGCATAAATTTACCAGTTTCTTTGTTTACCATGCTAGGTATAACTTGTTGATTGCTTGGATGTCCGCAGTTCCATAACACCATTGAACTCCAATTCTTACGTGGATATAAATGTTGTGTTTTACCGTCCATCTTATCTGAACCATCTGTAGGTGTATAATCATGATGAACACACATAACAGCATACTTGTCATCTCTTTGTTGTAATAGTTTATCTACATCATCTAGCCAAAGAAAATCACAATCACAAAATAATGCCCAACCCTCATAACCTTGTAGATGTGGAATTAAAAATCTACTAAATGTAAATTCAGTAGACCCTAGTGCGTCTGTTTCTCTAGTATAAACTCCATTGCGTTTAAGTTCAGGTAATTTAAGATATTTAATATCAATAGGTTCTTCTGTAGTGTGGCGTAAACTATGCTCACAAACATCACTAGCAATTTTTTCTCTGCTGTCATAGCCAATGTATACGGTATTCATTATTATTCCTCTCTGCGTTCAATGTCTTCTTCAACGCATAATTCTCCGTGTTGAACTTCTAGTACATGACACGGTTCTTGGAAAGGATTGTATCCTTGGTGCCAAACTTCCTTGTCAATATCATAACCTTTTGATAAGTGTGGTAATGTAACATCACTTACATGGCCGTTAAATTCTGTTTTAACTTTACAACAGCCTTTAAGTACATACCACATCTCAGAACGTTTAAAATGCTTTTGCATTGATAGTTTTTGTCCTGGTGCAATAACAAGTTCTTTAACTTTTATACCTTTGCCGATTGTATACAAATCTCTATACCAACCCCATGTGCGTTCAACTTTAGGATGTTTCCATTCGTCGAGGATCCAACTGCTTGAATTCTTTTTATTTTCACCACCTACACCAAACTTAAACTCAACATCAGGATCATCACCATATGTAAGCATTTCAGGAATGTTTGTCCACGTTCGATCTCCACCGTTGGCAAATATAATTTTGTCACCTAAATTGTTTAAGTTTTTTGTTTTAAAAATTGCACCACATGCACTATCGTCACTGTCATCAAAGTCAATAACAGCATCTACCATATAAAATCTTTTTGTAATTTCAACACGTTCTTCAAGTGGCATAAAAGGTTGCCCTTTCTTGCGTGTTAGCCAATCATCTGAGTTAAGTCCTACCCAAAGTTCGTCGCCTAACTTCTTTGCTTCTTCTAAGTATGCTAAATGACCACTGTGTATTGGATCAAAGCCGCCTGTTACTAATACTATTGTTTTCTGTTTCATAGTACTATTTATGTGCGTATATTATTGTGTAATTTTATTTGAACGGTCAAAAAAAAAGACTCCGAAGAGCCTTTTTAAAATATAAGCAAAATAGGTAGGACTTGGGTACACCTACAAGCACGGACCGAAATACCATTTCTAAACCGTACAACCTGTCCCCGCGGGTTAGTGCGATGTGACTCAGCGTATTTCTACTACCAAGCCTGGGTACCACCCCTGGACAGTCAAGTTCGACTCTTTTGGTAGGAGCCTCTTCCTTGCACTATAAACAAAAAGTAATTAATTTTTTGTTGCTTATGTAACTAATATAGCAAATAATACTATAAAAGTCAATCTTATTTTAAATAAAAGTTTTCCAAAATGATATATTATACGGAAGCGTCTTCCATACCTGCTACACGTAGTTTAACAATATTAGTAATTTGCCATTGTTTCATGTCAATACCTTTCATTACTCCTAACCACTTGTTACGTAGTAGAGCAAACTCGTTAATGATCTTTTCAAAGTCTACTACATCTGCTTCACCGTCAACATATTTTTCAACGTCACGACTGCTTAATGCTCTTTGATAGTTTTCTAAATATTGCTTAAAAAACTTTGATCTAGTTCTACGTAGTTCTATATTTAAATATTCTAGTACTGCCTCAATCTCTTGTAATTGTCCAAAACGTTCTTCAACAACTCCTGGTAGGTTTGCGGCCTGCTTTTCTAAGTTGCCAAATAATCTTGTTTGCTTACGTGCTTCTTCAAGTTCGCCTTCATACCACAGAATAGCCGGAGGTATGTTTGCAATATCTTGAGTAATTCTAGAATACCAATTCATTTAGTTCCACTCATCATCATCACTGCTATACGGGTCTTCGTCCCAATTATCACTATCTTCGTCTTTATACTTTTCACCTTGTAGATCATTTACTGCTTCACCTAAGTATGGATCTTCAGCACCTACGGCATAAAGTGTATCTTCGTCGATACCGTTATCTTGACACCATTTAACGTATTGCATTGCTAATTGTTCTTTGTTAGTCTTTGGGACATACTCCGAAAAGATATCCCAAAGATCAATTAGTTGGTCTTCACTCATTTCCGTCACTTATATTTTCCTCAACTTTAACATTTTCTGATTCTACAACTTCATCTTCCATAGATGTGTCTGCTTCTTCGTACTTATGTCTAATCTTAGAAAAGTCATCCATCACGAGTTGTAATTTTTCACCAGTCCAGTCTTTACGGTAGTGTAAAATTTCCTCGTTCTTACTGTTAACGAATTTAAGTCTGTTACCTTGTTGTGTAAGAAGTCCTTGTTTTTCAAACAAGTCTACTAGTCCACTGTAAGGATCCATTCCTGTTTCATAAGGGATCTTTACTTGTACACCTTCAAAAGGTTTTGCGTAACGTGTTTTCATTACCTTACATGCGGCTCTAATACCACGTACATCTGTTACCTTTTTGCCATCAGCATCTTCTTTTAGTTTTAGTTTTTTCATTGCTACAACAATTGAAGATGCATACACAAATCCTTGTCCTCCACTGATTTTATCATCAGGATCAAACATATCTTGTGATGCATACGTATGGTTAGTACATACCATACCTACATTATACGCACCAAACATGTTAACTGTATTACGTACAAGTGCTGTCAGTGCCTTAGGTTTTCTACCCATGTCACCTTTCATATCGCCCTTTGTAAACTGATCAACATCTGTTGGTGTTAATAACATACCTAGTGAGTCAACAACAAACAATACTTTAGGTCTGTCTTCTACGTCTACAGAATCATAATCGTTTCTGTAGTCTTTCATAAACTCACTTATAGTTTTAGCAACATCATCAATCATTGACATTGACAGTCTAAGCAGTTTGCCTTCGTCTGTATCAACACCTAATGCTTGTAGCCACTTTTCATCAAGTGCATTCTCTGAGTCAATTAAAACTACAAAGATACCTTGATCTTGTGCCGCCTTTACAATGTTACCACTTGCAAAGTATGATTTACCTGCGCCGGATTCACCTGCAAACACTGTCACCTTACCTAGAGGAATTCCTTTATAGAAGTCCCCTGAGATAAGATGATTAAGTGCGTAATTGCCGGTTGAAACCCAGTCAGTTGGATCGTTAAAACCTGTACCTAATCCTGTAATAGACTTGGTGAGGTTCTTACGAAATTTACTAACGTCGAATGGTTTCGCCATGATTACTCCTTACGATTGACGGTTTCGAATCATTGCTAAAATATCATTAGCACGTTCGCTACTTGGTTTTTCTTCTGTTGCACTTGCAGTAGGTGCCACCGCTTCAGCAGTTGGTGCTGGAGCCGCAGGTGCTACTGTTTCTGCTACTGGAGTAGGAGTCGCTGTTGGAGCCGCTACAGGTGCTGTTGCACTTTTGTTCGGATCACCAGTTGGAGCACTCATGCCTGGAGCACGAAAGTACTGTCCAAAACGCTCTGGATCATATGCTTCACCATCAACAGATGCTTCAAACATTTC